TCATCCTCGTCATTCAAGTGAATTTCATCACCATCTTTTTTAACGATAATACCATCTTCATTGCCCATTGCTTTGAAGACTTTTAAGATTTCATCGTCAGATGCCCCTGTTAAGTCTAGAGGAAGTAAAACTTCTTCTTCATCATCTACTTCCAAATCATCACCAGGTAAATCCATCATTAACATGTCTTCCATGTCTAATTCATCACCCTCGATATCATCTTCCATATCTAATTCTTCATCCGCATCCATGTCGCCCATCTCAGGTTCCATTTCAACTTCTTCGTCATCCATTTCAACATCTTGTTCAGTCACTTCTTCTGCAACTTCATCTGTAGTATCCATTTCGACTTCCATTTCAACCGTATCATCTTCTTCTGATAACGATTCTTTTACTAATTCGCTGATTTCTTCCTTCATAGTAGAAGCAAGTATTCCTTTTGCATTTTCAGTTACGGCTTCTTCCAAATTTTTCATTTGTAATAGTGCCTCTTCAACTAATGATTTTTTAGTATTTTCTGCCATTTTAGTATTACGCAAGCGTTTATTTTACTATATAAATATTCAGATATTTAAAAAAAGTTAATTTTCAATATTAATGGCAAAAAAAAATCGGGTATTATCCCGATTTTTAGATTCTAAAATTTAATTAGTTTTATTCGTAAACCTCATCGATTTTACTTTCAGCACATGCTGTGATTCTCCATTCATGTTGAAATCCTTCGAATTTTTTCGTAACCTTAGCCTCAACTTCGGTAACGTTATAACCCCTAACTAATTTCTCTTCTCTGATTTTTTTGATTTTACCACTGTTCTCATCGGGTAAATCATACTGAATTTTTGCTACAAAATATTTTTCGTCCATAATAAAAGTTTTAATACCCTAAATAATCGGATAATTTTTTCATTAAGTCAAGAGATTTGTCCAAACCTTTTCCACCATCTATTCTTGGTTCTTGGGACCTAGCTTTAGTTTCTTCTTCAATATTCTCCTCATACTTGTTTTTATCCTCTTTATTTAAGAATAGATATGCACCTGGAGTTGATGGTGAAGATACTAAGTCAAAACAAATCAATTCGAAATCTTCTTGTACTTCATTTTTTTCACCTCTTTTAACTAAAGAACCTACACCACGAGATGAAACACCCATAGTTACACCTTGTCTCATTAAATTTGCGGCCATGTCACCAGGACAAGAAACTACACCATCCTTATGGAAACCTGGTGATGTTAGTAATTTAATCTTACCCATCAACGTATTTCCTTCCCACCACATATCTGTAATAAGATGTGATACTCGGTCTAAATCTATTAAAGATGATTCAGGGTGATTTAATTCAGAAATTGATAATCCTTTATCTATCGCCTTTTTGTAGTTTTCGGCTTCTCTACGCAAAATCTTTTCAGGGTATATACGACCATTTCTATTTGGTGTATCAAATTTTTGTAATACCGCGTAAAATACGAACGGTTTAGAATGGTCCAATTGTCCATAGGATTCTTTTATAACCTCAGCATTGCGTGAATCTTTTGGTGATATGTAACCTGCGTCCCATTCCACTAATATTCCTTTACCTGTATCTTGTGGTCCTAATATTCTCATGAGTTTTATTTTATAAATATATCAAATCAACTAATTTAGATTTAGGACAACGTCATATTCACTTAAATCATGTTTTAGTGTCTTTTTAACCATCGTGTCTATATTTTTAGATAAGAAAACTTTTATTAAAGTACCTAAAGGTAAATCATCACCTGTCCATTGGTCGTAAGTCGCATAATTTAATGCGAAATTAGTGACATCCTCACCTTCGTAAATTATCTTTTCAATTCTTGATTCAAGAAAAAAATCATCGATTGTTCCAGACAACTTTATATCTGTTAAATAAACATCCATAGAACCATATTTAAAAATCTTATCTGTTTCGATAAATTTATTTAACGATTCTAAAGCATTACTTTCCTCAGACAATTGTTTTTTAACATTATTAAATTGTTTTTCACTTATTAGTATTTTCACGACAAAGTTTTATAATAAATATCAAACTTTTTTTGTTTTTGTTTTAGATAACGAAAAATAAGGTGAGTTATATAACTCATCTGTATATAATGATGAAACTATTTTTTTAATTTTGTCTCTTAATATGGGTGATTTAAAATCTTCATATTCGTTTTTCATAAAAAGTGTTATTTCTAAATTCATGAATGAGCGCTTGTTTAATTGAATACCACTCGTTCTTAAATCTAAATCTACTATTGAATTTTTATGAAATGTTAAACTATCTACACACTCAATTAAATTATGTTGTATTTGTCTTTTTAAATTACCCGCAACACGGTCCCAATTATTAACTTCTTTTCTCGGTTCTATCCACGACTGTATTACAATGTAAATTGATTTTAATTCTTTCGAGTCTACAGTACCATAAAAACATTTAGCATTATCGAATACATTTAGTTTCGAGGTTTTTCCTTTCTTCATTCATTTTCTATTTTCTTTAGTTTATTTGTATTAAATATAAAATATTTTTCTCTGCAAGTCAAAACTTGACGTATGACATTATATTTATTATCATAACAACCATATATGCTAATAATTAAAGTAGGAAAAAATGAACACATTGACAAAGCCCTAAAAAGGTACAAGCACAAAGTCATTAAAACCAAACAAATGAAAGAAATACGTGAACGACAAGAGTTTACCAAAAAATCTCAGAGAAAGAGAAAAAAGATTGAAAAGGCAAAGTATGTACAAAAAATGAGAGATAATGAATATGATAAATAAAAAAAGTGGTCAATTGACCACTTTTTTTATATAATAGAATTAAATTTTATTTATTTAATTTAGACAACAACCACACTTTTAGTATATCCCAATTTCTTGTCGCAAAAACACCGAAACAGAATCCAGCCCAAATTTTAAAGTTTAATATCCAAAGTACTAAACCAACTAATATACTAAGTACTCCTTCAACACCGTTTTTCTTAATCCAATCTTTTACTATCGTAAAAATCTTTTTTAAGAATTCTAATACTTTTTTCATAATCCCTGATTTAATTGTGTAAGTTTATAGAGTGATACTAAATCACTTTTAGAATCTGAAATTTTTTGAATTGTTAAATTAATTTTTTCAGATATTTCAGTGTCAGTAGATTCATTTAAATTATTTTGTAATTTACTTAATACTGACTCTTTTAATTCGTTATGTTTTGTTTGAATGTCCTTCTTTGATAGTGATAGTAATTCAGTCAATTCTTTTTTATCCGATTCACTAATATTTTCAAATTCTTTATTAAATGAATTTGATGCAATTTTTAACATAGAAGATAAAGGAATATTAATTGATTCTTTTACAACTTTAATTTCTTTTTCTGTTGTTATAAGATTTTTAATATTTTTCTTAGATTCTAAAACATTTTCTAAATTTTTGATAGATTTGTTGTTATACACTACATTATCAATATCACTATATTCACTATCAATATCTTCAGATAAAATACCATCAATCCATTCAGATAGTGATGTGATTTTATTAGTGTTTTTGTCAATCAATCTTTGTAATTCTTCAATAGATTCATTTACGTAATCAGAAGCGATTTCTTTGTCTAAACCCTTTTTAGATGATAAATCATCATAGATATAAAAAATCTTTGATATTTCTTTGTTCTCTAAAATATTCTTTTTGAAATTTTTCATATGCCCTTTAAATGATTCTTTACCGTAAAGATGAGACAATGAACGTTCAATTTTAGTTTTAATTTTTCCGAAAGGTTTCATATTATTTTATTTTATAAATATTACTATTTCAGTAACTCGCCCAATTTATCATCTATTTCGCTTAAAGACTTCTTACCTTTAGATAGGTCTAACGAATCTATACCATTAATTAAATCATCTTCTAAAATTAAATTTAAATCATTGGCCATTTTAGATTCAGGTGCCAATTCTGGTGGTGGTGCAGCGGCTTCTTCACCACCACCACCACCTAAGTCAGGCATTGGTGGTTCAGCACCCCCTAAGTCACCCCCTAAGTCACCCCCTAAGTCTCCAAATCCTGTGTCAGCTGGTTCTGTTACTTCACCTTCAGGTGTTGTACTACCACCTTCACCAGGTTTGTTTCCATATAACTTATCGATGTTTGCAAAAATTCCCGTCTTAGTAATTACCTCAGCAGTCTTTTCAAGTTCAGCAGCAACCGCCTTTTCAATACGTTGTTGTTGTATATCCAACTTAATTTCTTCATCAGAAAATCCAAGAATATGTTTTTTAGCCCATGATGAAGACACCGGTAATATTCCATTACCAGGGTCAGATGTTGCATCACGATAAAGTTGAATCTTAGATTGCCATTGTTCAATCTTAAGAAGGTCAGCTTGTGTTGATGGATTAGTAAGTCCTAATGTGAAATTGTTAAGTTCATCTTCAAAACCTAAAAGGTAAAGGTGAATAATAGCAATTTTGTTTAACTCTTGAATCATAGATTTTTGAATTCTATTGATTGTACGAGCAAAACGAATGTCCTGTAATGACAGGTTCTTACCATCTCCAACAACTTCTTCAAAACCTAAAAAGGCTTTAGGTACACGAAGTGCTGTAAGGAGTTTCTTTTGGATATATTCAATATCCGCAATTTCAGCTAAATTCTGAGCTCCAGGTAATGTGTCAATTGGGTTCGGAGCGTTAGGGTCACGAACGGGTATGAAATAATCTTGGTCTACCGCCATTTGATTATATCTTAAATCGACATTACCGTTTGACGGGTCCACAATCTGGTCTCGTTTGAATTTATTGGCGACTCGGTTTACATACGGTTCGACATCTTTGTCATCCATATTACCGACAAAGATTTTAAACACCCTTCTTTCAGGTGCTCTTGATGTTCTGTAAATTAACATTGCATCTTCGGCCAATAATAATTGTTTCCAAATTCTTCTGGCTTTTTCAAGCATTGACGTACCATATGGGAGTTTGCGGTCATCACCTAACAATCTAAAGTGAGCAATTTCCCATGTGTTGAATTCCATGTTTTTATCTTTCCATATGAATTTTAAAGAATCGTTTTCAGTTGTAGAATTACTTTTGTTTGGAGAATATTTCATACCTCTCTCCAAACGTTCAATTTGAATGTTTGGTAATTGTTGACCACCCATAATACCCTTTTCAGGGTCAAGTTTTAAGTAAACAAAATTGTCCCCAAATTTACAAGTATTTCTTGTCCACATAGGTAGGTTAGTATTAATATCAAGTCTATTGTTGAATAAGTCTCCAAGTACTGATTTAATACGTTTACTTTCTGAATAAATTTGTAATATAAATCCATCTTCATTTGTCGTTGTAGATTCCTCGGCATATATATCAAGGGCTGCAGATATTTCAGGAGTATACTCCATACTTTCGTAATCATAATATGATGCCAATCTTGTTGGTTCATAATAAACGGCTTGTGTATATAAATTGTTTTCGATTTTAGTCCATTGCTGACCTAAATAAAGAGATTGTTGTGCTTGTAACTTTTCCTTCTCAAACTCTTGTTTGTTTGGAGTTTTTAACAACTCTTTTTTATCAAATTTATATACGGGAGATTGTTGGTCCAACGTTGAATCGGGTCCAAATACTTGACCTAACCTCTGCCATACTGTTAAATTATTTTTTGCCATTTAATTACTTTTTATATAAATAGTAAGAAATATTTAATTAAGTTAAATATCACTTACCGAATAACCATAAATACTTCTCATAGTCATTTCTTGTGGGATTATGATTCATACCCCGATTATAATTACTATTTGGCATAACAGGAATTGACGGGTTGAAGTCTTTAGAGTTGTCTTTGTATTCATTTGTAGAAATACTCCAACTATCCAACATCGCCTTTGTTTGTTCTGTAACTTTTTCTAATTGACTAAAGGAACTCTCACCAACATAGATAGACATCGCCATAGCCATAATAAGGTCATCATGTTGTCCCTTTTGGTGGTCAGGTCTACCATTGATGTAAACGAAAGTACCCAACTCATTAAACAACCTCATAGAACGTATTCTAAAGTCGTGTCTTAACGCCTCTTCAAACGCAGCAACAATCTGTACCCTTTTTGAGTTAAAGTTTAAACCAGGTATCTTTTCATGTATCTTAGGATTATATTTCCACTTATCAGCAACGTTAAGTCCATCAACATACAAATTCTTATAACCCATCTCTTGTAACTTACGTGAAGTCGAAACTCCCATACCTCCAGTGATATCAATTACAACAAACGCAGAATACATCGTAGCCCATTTAAACGCAACTTCAGCAGCAACATCAGGGGGTATTTTACCTATGTATTCTAAAACTTGTTCTCTCTCGTCAAAATCAATAATGGTGAAAGTCGTGAAATCTTCACTGTCACCCCTCGATACGTCAATACCCATAATGTATTTATGACCCTCAACAGGTTCTTTCCATTGCCATACAGCACCTCCCATAAATTTATTTTCAGGTTCACATATGTCATTTTCCTTAATCCTATCCATAGTATCCTGGGGAATAACGTTATCACCAGAACCTAAGAAATTACATTCCAATTCCTGAGCAATTTTACGTCTATCAAATTTAAGTTTTTTAGACATCCTTTCAAACCAAGATGAATATGGTTTATATCCCTCTTCAAATCTTTTTGTGATTTCTTTAAAATCACGTTTCATAGGGTCGATACTTGAATAATCTAATATAATTTCACTATCATCATATTCCTCCCTATTCAACATATAATGAACAATATCTTTTACCTTAATAAGTTTTAAATCAGAGGCATAACGAGGGTCACGATACCAAAACATTTCCGTGATTTTAAAATCATTCATGTTTTTCACGGATTGACTGTATATCGAATGATATATTGGGTCAAAACCGTTTGGTGTTGAAATTACAATTACTTTACCACCCGTAGAAAGTGACGCCATACAGGCAGACCAGAAATCATTATCGGCTTCAATAAACGCAGCCTCATCAAAAATAAGAATAGTAGGGGTATAACCACGGAGGGCATCCTTAGATGTTGCCACGGCTTTTACCTCACAACCATTACTTAATTTAAAGTGTCTTTGTGAATTTTTTTCAACTGAAAATGAAATACCAAACCATGCCGGCCATTGGTCAACAAATGAACGTATCTTGTTCGCCATTTCTTGAGAAGTGTCAAGTTTGTTGGCAATAATAAGAATTTTTTCAGGTTTGTTTTTAGATGCAGTTACTAATCTCTTAGATACCCATGCAGATGTAACTGTCGAAACACCCGCTTGACGATATTTTAATGCTATATTCTCTTCGTGAGTATCATAGTCATTTATAAGACTAACTTGGTCAGGGAACAACTCTAAAGGTACGTACCTTGATTGTGTGTTGTCGTAAGTCTGTAGGTAAGTTTTTAATGCGTAGGGAGTATCTTTTACACAACGTGCATATTCGAGTATTGCTTGCTCTCTTGATAAACCCATAGTAACATTTTTTTATATTTTTATGCTGAAGGTCCTATACCTAAACCATCTAAGAAATCGTCTAAATCGAAACCTTCATCCTCATCATCATCTCTGAATTGACCCATAGATTCTTCGTATTCATCATCTTTAATTTCTTGAATGATTTCATCGACCATAGCTTTTACGGCCCTTTTACCTTCTTCAGTTCCTGATAAAATTTCTTTAGCCAATTCAAAGAATTGTTCAGTACTTAACGCTGAAAATCTTGAGAATAGGTAATTTTGTATTTCTCTTAAATCATCTTCAAATAACTCATCAGGATATACTTCTAAGAATTTTTCCCAAATAACAGGACCTAATCTTAAATCCCAAATTTCATATGGTAAAGTATCTTGAGATGCCATAACCATTTCAGCTTGTTTTGGGTCATCAGGTAAACCTTGTGTTCCTAACACTTCATACACACCTTTTAAAAGTTCGTGTATTAAAATAGGAAAAAACATACCCTTAGCCTTGATAGTTGGTGGGTCCGTTGTTTCTTCAATTTCTACAGAACCTGCAACACCTTGACCTGAATCTGCCATCATTTGTACGGCTTCGTCTGGCATAACCCAATAAATCAAATCGTTTATTGACATTAAAACACCATATAAATTTAATAACTCAGGATTTAATCTATTTAATTCTTCTTCAACAAGACTAAACATGTAGTGACCCTTTTTAGATGCTCCTTGTATTAATGAGTTGATGAATCTTCTTTTAGCCTTCTCCATGTCGAACTTGTCAAAAGCCGCCATAAAATTATCTAAATCTTCCTCCGCCTCATCTTCAGACACACCAAATTGTTGTTCAATATCTTCTGATGAAGGTTCTTCAGATTGTTTTCTCATCTTTGACGAATCCATCTTAGATGTTGATGAAATAAGTTCAACATCGTATTGGAATACATCATCGGGTAAAGACATTTCTTTTTTGACTAACTCTACTGCCAAATTTTCTAAATACTCTTCGTTACCACCCTCAATGGCTTTTACTTTTTGTACTGCCTGCATCAACATCGTTTGAAGTTGCCTAAATGCATTCTGTCCTGATACACTAGTTAAACCTGTATATCTTTTAACTTTTTCTACAACATCTTTAAATCTTTTAGATGCAATAATTTCTTCAAATCTATTATCACCTTCTTCTTCTTCAGGAAATGCTGGTGAGTCTGAAAGAGGTGTTTCACCCTTTTCAATTTTACTTTGAATGTCTGGTGCCATTCTTTCAGGTCTATCACCGTAATCTATTGGTGCTTCTTTAAGATTCTTTTTCATCACTAAATGTTATATTTAAATTATCGAATTTTAAGAATGATGGTAATTGCATTGCAAATGTTTCATCATCTTTTTTAGCCTTTGGAGCTGGTTTGTGTTTTGGTTGGTACGGATTTTTTCTTTCCGGTTTTGAAGGAGTTTTAGTAGGAGTCTTTGTAGGAGCTTCTTTTGTTCCCGGACCTTGTTCTACTAAATCCATTAAATCTTTCTTTGTCATACTTGGTGTAATGTGTTTTTGAACTAACTTAATCAATGACTCTTCAATCATCTTTACATTACGAATATAACTTTCTTTTTTTGTTTTTTCAACTTTTTTTGGTAAACCCTTATGTTTAGTACCTGCGAAGTCTTCTAATTCTTTTTCAGTCATACTATCAACCATATCTAAAACTGCTTTAGAAACTTCACTTTTAGGAGTTTCACCTCTTTTTACCGATAGTGCTAAACCCATAATTTTTTGTTGTTTTTTAGAAACCGCCTTTTCTTTAATTTCAGATTCTATCGACATACCATCATCAGCATTATTATCACCATCGTTACTGGACGGTCCTTCATCATTTGAAATACTATTACCCGCATAAGGGTCGTATCCACTATCTTTATCAACTGCAGCATCTAAATTATCATCTTCACTTATTTCTTCAGATGTAACTGTAACCGAACCATCATCATTAGGACTTACAGTACCATTTACATTTAAACCACCTTTAAACTCATCTTTACTGTAAGTTGTTTTTTGAACAGTTTGTGTAGTCGCTTCCTTTGGTTCAGAAGATTCTTTTATAATTCTTTTATAAAGAATATTAATTTGGCTTTCATTTAAATTACGAAGGGTTTCAAACGCAAAACCCTCTTTCATTAATTTTATTACTCTAATATCGTTAGTTTTCATTCTACTAATGTTTTATCCCATTTGAGAACAATGTCTC